CTTTTGTGTTAGCATACATTTGTTCTGCTTCTAACATTTTCTTTTTAAATATTGTACGAGCATTATATTCTTTTTGTATAATTCGTGGCAACATACCTTGTTTATCATTTCTATACATTGTGCCATTAGCAGCAACACAATTACCATCAGAGGTATCAACCGTCTTGTTTATCAAGTCAGAAATCTTAATATCTTTTTGACCTTCTAAAATAGTTTCTGGCGAAATATTGTATTGCATAATAAGGTGTGGATACAAACTGTTTAAATCAAAAGATACAACCCATTCATGGAAACCTGTTTTAGGTTCTTTAACATATGCACCAACAAGTTCTTTTGATTGAATACTACCAATCTTTCTCATTGGTACAACAATATTGTCTTTTAACAATTCATTAAAGATAATTGTATCCCACATTCTAACTTGCGAAAATACATCTTCATAATTTGCTTTGGCATTGTATGCCATAGTTAATGCAAGTTCAATCAATTGTAATCTATCTTCTAGTTTATCAACTAACTCAACATCAATAATATTGTAATCAATAAAAGATTGTATGTCTTGTTGATACCATTCTTTGAAAGTATCATATGGGTTTTTATCTTTTTGTTCACCTAACTCAACAAAAGCAATATGGTCAAGTGTATATCGTTCTTGGTTCTTAATTGTAAATTTGGCATACAATTGCAAATAGTCTAATTGTGCAATACCTAATAATCTGAAAAATGTTACTTGTCTACCATTGTGATAAGCAGTATCTCTATCTACTAGACCCCATGGCGACATTCTTTTTATGGCAGCAGAACCTAATACTTTCTCAATACGATTAATTAAATAAGGTACATCAAAGTATTTACTGTTCCAACCTGTAACAACATCTGGTGTATATTGACGCCAGAAATCTAAAAACTTTTTAAGTAAGTCTCTTTCATTATCACATTTGATATAAGAAACATTATCTTGTTTAACTGTATAATCAGCAATACCCCAAACCAAGAATTTTTTTGTAACACTATCTTTAATAGTTATACAAATCATCTTTTCTTCAGCGTCATCAGGATTAGGAAATCCTTGTTCACTTTCAACTTCAATATCAATTGTATAAATTCTTAACTTGTCTTTATCATATTCAACTTGACCCGGCCAATAGTCTGCCATGTATTGATATTGCCATCTATCTGTACCATATAAAAAGTTAGGGTGGTCTTCGTATCTCTTAATTAGTATTCTTGCTTCTTTAACAGATTTACAAGTTCTAGCAACCAGGGGTGTGCCATCTAATGCTTTGTGGGTAGTTTTACCTTTGTATGAGTGATATAGTTTTGGGACATATGTTACTCTATCCTCAAAACGCTTGCCGCCTGAAAAACCACGGACTAATAATTCGTCACCGTAAGGTGAAACATTTGTATAAAATTCTTGCATTAATATATGTGTATTATATCACAAATGACTTGAAAAGTCAAGCTTATTTTTCGAAATATTTTGCTATTATATCTAATTGGTCTTCGTATTTAGCAATATGGTCAAGTTCTTTTTCTATTGTTTCCACAATATCAGAATGCTCGCCAATGCCAATGGCATTTCGTAAATAGATATCTACATTTGCTTTATGTTTATCTATGTTGCCTTGAGCGCTAGACTTAAGCGCTTGTAGTAATATTAATTTATTCTGTGGGTCTGGTGTCATTGTTATCCTCACTTGGTTTATTACCAATATTATATTTAGGTTCCAATATCCAATCGTTCTTTTCCTTAAATGGTAAAACTTTGATTTGTGATAATGGTGCCTTGTTGTCAACAGGACTTATCAACTCAATAAGTCCCCAATCTGCTAGTAATTGTGAGATAGTGTTTCTTCTCTCAACATCATTAACAGATATGTTACTTTGTTTGCCATCGAGGGCAAACAGTTCTTTGAAATGGACAATAAAATACCTACCTTGTTTATGTAGTATGTGGCAAGATTGATATATTTTTCGTTCTTTACGACTTGCTACACCAATTCTTGTTAATGTTTCTCTAATCTTTAGGAAATCGTCAGGTTCTTTTAACTTGACTTCGAGCATTTGCTCTGGCTTCCATTCTATAGTATCACTCATTTTTTCCCACCCCTATATAATGTTTCTTTTATATATTCAATCTGTTTTTTCGTAAGCAATTCAAGTGCCTGTTTAGCCTTTTCGTTGCTATATCCGTAATATTGTTTAACCACATCTAGGTTGCTTAACTTTGACGCCTTTAACCACTTACTAAACCTTTTTTTAGGTCTAATAGTATTTAGTAAAAATGAAAACTGCATATGCTTTGTTGCATGATGTAACCTATTCATTTCGTTGGCATACATTACGGTGTCTGGAAAATATGAGAGACCTTTATTGATTATATAAGGTGGATATTTCTTTTCCCAATCTTTGTCATCTGTATCTAGTAACTTCTCCTTTGACCAGTTTATCGCCGTTAGATACTTTGTTAACCCTATCATACTAAAAACTCATTTAGGGTTGTAGCGACAGGAGAAATTACTTTATTTCTTTTTGAATGATTTTTATGCCAATTATATTCACCATTATTTCTTGTTTCAATTGCATG